GGTATTTGGGAAGTGTAGCACGTCGCGGCGAGGTATCGCCACCTGGTTCTTCGGGCCACGATCCGTCATGTACGTCAAGTTGTACGTCTCGGTCGTCATATCGTAACCTCCACAAGTGGCCAGCCATAGTCGGGCAGGCTCGTCCTGCTCATCGCGCTCAATGTACACAAATCCGTTGCCGTGCATCAGTCGGGCGATGGTTACCTGTTCCCACAGCGATGCTGCCGACATGATGGGGTTGGGCTCCACCTGTAGCAGATAGTTCAGTCGTTTACCAGGGCCCCACATCGATGGCACAAAGTTGCCACCTTCCAGACTCTTGGCCTGATACTGAATGGCCATCTGTCCGATGGTCTTGGCACGCAGCTCCACGGCACGATACACGGCCGACACCGTGAGCGCCGTATGCGGGTTGCGAGCACGAACGATGCGCTCCTCGAACGAGCCACCCTTTACATCCAGTCCCTTTTCGGCAGTGGATGAAGGAGTGGCCGGTGTTGGTGCCTGCACCTCGCGTCGTCTGAATAAGCTAAACCAATTATCCATATTTTTTCCGTTTATTGTTCGTTGGTTAATATGCTACGGGTTTACCTCTTCCTGATTGGGAGTCGGGCTCGGCGCCGGTGCACCCTGCACCACCTCCTGCACCTTTGCCTCCATTTGGTTATCCTGTTCGTCGCCCTCCAGCGATATTATCTGGTAGGTCTTACCACCGAACACTATCAGCGAGTCGCGCTTGATGATGGTATTCCAGCGCATGCGGAATATCACGATGTCCACGCCATCCAGAGCGCCCTCGCGCACCGCCTTGTTACCACTCTTCCACACCTTGCGGGCATGAATACACCCCGCATCCTGATACGATGTAGTATCGCCGAATCCCGTAGCCACCACCTTATTGCGGATGGTGATCAGGTCTCTCAAATATCCACTTGAATATGCCATTACTCTTCGGTCTTGAAGTAGTCTTCGTAGGGTGCCCAGTCGATACCGTCCTTCTCTGCCCATCCTGCGGTGAGGGCGTTCTGCTTGTGGGCGTTGCAAGCAGCACAGAAGGTGGCAAGCTGCTCCGCTGTATCGAATTCCTCATAGATGGCGGTGCCGTCTTCCTGCTCACCAATCTTCAGTGTGACAGGTGCTGTGGCGTTGGTGAAGTTCAGCTGGTTCTCAATGCTGTACCATACGGGCTTGCCGCCCCACGTCATTCCACCGATGATCTGTGCCTTGACGCGCTCGTCGATGTCTGCGATGATTGCAGCCTTCACGTCGGCAAAGGTCAGTTGTGACAGCTGCTTCTTGGGCATATACACCTCCAGCCACTCATACAGTTTACCACTTAGTTTCTTCAGGCCGTAGCAGATGGTGATACGGCTGCCATCTTCGCGTATCGGTGCGAAGGAGGTCTTCTTTCCGTTTACTTTATTCATAAGCGTTTCGCATTTAATGTTTATACTTATCATTTATCGTGCATTATGCCGCCATGGGTTTACTCATCAAATCTTGTGTGATGCAACGACTTGCCGTGTGACTCAGAATGCCGAGATACGAGTCAACGGTGCGCACGGCTTTCTCTTCGTTGCGCAGATCTATCTCCTGTATCTTCTTAGCCATTCGCTCCAGTGTCTTGTTGCTCACATAGTCGCGGTAGGGTTTTACAAAAGAACCGAGAAATTCCACGCCCTGATGCACCTCGCGGATGTGGAGTTTACCCATGTGCAGTTGCAATCCTAACTCATCGGCCAGGAACTCCCGTTCTTGTGGTACTTGCCGGATGAGCCATTCGCGGTCAGTGTCTATCTGTACCGAGTCATCCACGTAGCGGCCATAGTGAAGGCAAAGGATTTCGCGCTTGACGAATTGGTCAAAGACGTTCAGGTACACATTGCTGAAGAGTTGCGAGGTAAGATTACCGATGGGCAATGCCACACCTGGCTCTGCGAAGCGCATACACTTGGCATGGTCTATATCGTCCCAATCGTGAAGGTCGCCAACGATGATGCAATGTTCCATCGGGTCGAGCATCACTATCTTCTCCGTGAGCCACAGGATGAAGTCGAAGTCGCGGATGTCTGCCCATGTGGTGTATGGTGTCAGCAATACTCCGCTGGGTACGCCTTCTATTTCGTCACTCAGTCCTACGCGGTGAGTGCTCATCTTGCGGAGCGAATCGGTGGCTATCTTCAGCAGTTTCTCGCGGTTGATGTGCATGAAGTAGCCGCGAATGTCGAGCGACATGGCGTAGGCGGGTTCCTGCCAGTTGAGCGATGCCTCGCGGATATGCTGACGGATTCTGCTGATACCGTAATGAGTGCCGCGCCCTTCGATGCAGCTGTATGTGTCGGCAATGAAGGTACGCTCGAATAGTTGGTGGGTGTAGCGGAAATAGAGGTGATGTATGATGCGGTCACGGAATGCCGCACAGAACACCTCGCGCTTCTTGGGGTAAGAAACAATAAAGCACTTCGAGGGAAGTGCCTTATATCTGCGTGTCAGCAGATCGTCGCAAAGTTCGTTCAGGTTCTCCGCCAGATTCGCCTCGAACTTCTGCACATACGACATCTTATGCTTGTGGCTGGCTGCATCGTAGAAGGCCACATAGAGGTCGTAAAGCAGTTGCGAGCGTGTAAGATGATAGCATCCGGCAGCAAGTTGGTTCGTCATTTGGAATGTTCAGAATGAAATTGATAAGTGCTGCACAGGCCTCAAGGCGAAACCGTTGTACCGATTGTTGTTGTTCTGCGGATTGACTCCGCCACTGTTGAAGTTCAGGTTCCGTGCGTTGCGGGCTGAGTTCCACGTCGAAGACCAGTAGTTGCCGTTGGACCCTCTGTTGTTCCACGAGCGGCCATTGCCGTTGCCCGAGCAGGAGAAGAACAGACCCTGAAGGCTGTGTACGATTGATTATTGCGTCGGTTGCCACCTATACGACTGGTGCTGCGGAATCCATGAGGCGGAAGCCACTGCTCGTCTTTCTTTTTTCACGCCTCCCACGGAGGTATGACGGGCGACCTATGAACTTAACTTTTTCGTTCTGCATTTGGTGTGACGGACTCATCTGAGGTGTGCTTGCTTTTAGAGTATGGATGCTATCTGTTGCTGAAGCCGTTGGATGAACTCGTAGTTCTCCGCTGGCGTATGTTCAGAGAGTTGATATGACATAATCTGCATGATCAGACCGCCTTGCGATGGTGACTGCTGTTGTTGAGCCTCTTGCATCAGTGACAGCAGCGTTCGCTTCGTCTTACCTTGCTTTGGCTGTCGGTCTGTGTCTTCCTGCGGGTCGCTATCCTTCTTGTCCTTTGGTTGCTTCAGCGGCTGTGCCTCCTTCCACTTCTTTATTGCATCGGCCAGACGTTCGTAGGTTACTTCGCTGCCGTCCTGCGGTTCTGGCAGTGCTACGGTGATGACAAGGTGTTTGTCGTCTTCGGCTTCGTAATTGAGTCGTGTGGGGATATACTTCTCAATGCTCTTTAGCGGAAAACCGACGCGGCAGAAAGTTTCGTCGCTGTTCGCCATCGGGATGCGCGTCACGGCAATCGGCTTGCGGTCTTTCGTCTGCATGCGCACTTTATCATTGAAGGTGATGACGGCGATGAGCCATGCGCTCCACTCGTAGGCGGAATAAAACGAGCCGGTCTTGTAGAGGTGGATGATACCCCACTTGTCCGCTGTGTCGCGCTCGCGTTCTTGTTGCAGGATGTCTGCTAATTTTGCCATATCTTTATGTATCTTTTCTAACCATTATTATCATCTATTCCTGCCTTGTCGCGCCGCGCCTGTCGGCGCGTTGGACGCGCGACAAAGCCGGAATAGATTTAACTCTTTCGGGGAAACGAAAAAGTTAAGTTACTGCACAGGCCTCAAGGCGAAACCGTTGTACCGATTGTTGTTGTTCTGCGGAAGGACTCCGCCACTGTAGAAGAAGTTCAGGTTCCGTGCGAAGCGGGCTGAGCTCCACGTCGAAGACCAGTAGTTGCCGCTGGACCCTCTGCTGCTCCACGAGCGGCCATTGCCGTAGCCCGAGCAGGAGAAGAACAGACGTGCGCCGTTGATTCTGCTCTCCAGATAGAGGCCCATCACGCCGTTCACGTTCACTCGCTTGTCAGTCTTGGTGGTGTCCACTTCCGTACCGTCAGCATTAATGTAGCGGATGTTAGCAAACAGCTCACCGAACTCGGTATTGGTCGGCATACGCCAAGGTGCACCGAGGTTGGCACGTGCTGCGTCGAAGTCTTCACCAACGGCGATGTTGCCTGTCAGCGTGTTGCCTGGTGTGCTGCCGTAAGGCTGACCGTCGTACCACGGTTCTGCCTGATTCACTCCACCCCAGTTGTAGGCAAAGGCAGACACGCTGCTGGGATTATGGCCGTCGATGTTGCCCCAGCTGAAGAACGACTTCATGTAGGTAAACGGGGTGTCGCAGAAGCCGCCCGGCTTCGTCAGGTCGATGTCGCGTGCCGCCCACTTCACGCCGCTGGGCAGGCCCATGTCAACGAGCAGTCCGGCGGGGTCGAACTGAGCGTCAGGGCAGAACAGGTTGACGATGTTCCATGCCGTGCCGTCATAGACCAGCGTGGCGTAGGTCTGCGCCTTGATGACACCTGCGGGCAGGTTCTGTCCGAGGATGCGCACGGGCTTGGCGCCTGTGTTGCTCACGTTCAGCGTGGTCAGGTCGGTGTTGATGGGCGTGGTGAAGAGCACGTCGATGTGGCCGTTCAGCAGCAGCAGGAAGTTCGGGATCGTCACCACCTTGTCCTTCGTATAGGTATCGGTCGAGCAGATACCGTAACCGAGGCTGA